CACACCGTCCGGACTTCCACCCAAGAATGAATACTTTGGGTGAGGACATAAACCCAATTCGTGTACTACCTCGTTATGTCTTTCTTCATAAATCATACGCGCCTCGTCTTCGTATTTTTCTCCATGTCTCGTTGCTTCATTACCTGTAAAAACCGGTCCTTTACCACACTTTCTTAATAAAAGTTGATACGGTGTTTCATATTTATTTACTCCTATAGCAGACGCTGCGTCACTCGCTGTAAGCATACCCATTCTAAGATCCAACCATTCCTGTGATTTCTGTGGTGCATACTCAAATTCTAACCATTTTTTAACATTTGGATGCATACTAAATTATTTAGTCTCATAATTTTTAAGCCTTTTCTTCTTCGCGCGCAATACGTAATCGTTCGCGTAAAACACGCACTGTTCCAACAGATGCGATGTTCCTACGCGTACATTCATCAATAAGATCCTGTTTTTTCATGTGTGATAATTTCATAAGTTTACGTTTATATGTCGTTTTTACAGTATGACCACTTCTAGATGGTGTTTCACTTTCAACATAAACCGATTCTTCACACGAAGAAGAAGATACTGTATCATCTTCTTCAGTTTTATCACATGTTATTTTTTGTGGTTTTTCATCACCCATTCTATCCCATGCAAATAATAGTTTAACACCGATATAAATACTAACTACACCACCAGCAATAAACAAATAAGTTTTTATCATAATATATTTTATAAATAATTGTATCTCTTATTGTTTAAGTATTTTTATTGATTCATAAGATGAGGAGGATAAAAAAAGTACCTAGCGGCTAATTGCTCCGCTTGTTTTTTATTTTTAGCACAACCTCTACCCAAAAATACATTATCAACATAAACATCTATGTAAAACATACCGTTTTCGTGATACACAACCCTGTATTCAGGTAAACTGAGATTGTTTGTTTGACAATATCTCATAAGATGATCCTTGAAGTTATCATCTATCATTATACAGTTCATATCGACCATTTGTGGATTGTTATATATGTTTAGTATAAACTGTTTCGCGTGAAGTAAACCAAGGTCCATATATATAGCACCTACCAGTGACTCGAATACATCTTCGAGTATCTTAGGGTTTTTAAACCAATTATTACGCATACCTTTTTCATCCATCTGAACCCATTTATAAAGTTCGAGTTTATTCGCTATATTAGCGAGAGTTTCACCACGGACAAGTTTTGTACGCGCTTTTGTAAGGAAACCTTCCTGTTTGTTTTCGTATTTATCAAATAAAAATTTTGTTATAACAAAACCCAATACAGAATCACCTATAAATTCAAGTGTTTCAAATGAACCCTGTAAAGACTCATTCTCTTTTAATGCAGATTTATGTGTAAATGCTTTTTGGTACAAATCTATCTTGGATATTTTTGTACCAACAAGGTTTTCGATAGAATCCCTATCGATAATCATGTTTTATTATATTATATGTATATTTTTTTTAAGTAAATTTAATAACTTAGTTTATTTTTTTTCAACTTTTGTGTAATGTGGACTCAAATACTTTTGTAAATTCAAAAAAGTAATTTCAACATCGGCAGGTGGTTTAAGAAGATCCTTCAACTTCTCATCGAGTACAAGAACTCGACCATTTTCTGGATGCTTCAAACCATTCGCAGTTACATAGGTATTAATAGCACGAGTGACCGTACTTCTAGAAACAAGTTCACCTTCTTTCAATCCAAGAAAATTTCTAAGTTTTTCGGAAACAGCTTGTTCGCGGTTAAAACCATTATTTTTAGCTCGAGAAGCCGCCTTTTCACCAGTCGGATCATCTTGTTTAGATTTAATTTTTCTACATATTTTAGAAAGCGATTTAACTTCAGAACGGAGAGCGGCAATTTCGGTAAGAACAGTTTCGATAGACATTTTATATATGATTTTAAACCAGTATCTTTAAGTACTTTTTTGGATAACTAAAACTGTACTTATTATTGTTAAAATTATAGCAATCAAAAACATGTATTTAAAAACATTATCGATTCTTGCGTTTGGTTCTATGTATGCAAAAGCATAAGGTTGACGCGGTCTAACATTTTTACATTGTCCAGGGCACCCACCCGCACAGCAGCCTGACTTACAGGGTAATAATATCCCATTTTTTCGAATACCACAAACCTGATTCGCATATGGGTTTGAATCTTTGGTACTCGCATAACACCTACATTCGCCAAATATTTCATCACATGTATTTTCGTCACTCTGACAATCCATATTATTATATAGACAATATAATAATGGTAAATACCAAACCAAAGTTGGTGAAAAAATTACCTAACAATTTTTATTTATTATTTAACGATTATACGGATAATACCTTAGAACAATGGATAAAAAAGAAAGTGTGTTTTGGTGATAAGGCTTTATACAAGTATATTTCGGTATACAGTCAGGATAATATAAAAAAATTTAGATCTAGAGTAAACAGGCTTTATAAGAAAGAATCTTTCGAAGAAGCTGCTAAAGTACTTGTAACAGAATCGATACGTCCGTTATTACATGATATAATAGACGATTTAACAAAATTTTTAAAACCCATGGGTGATTTAGTTTTGAGTGGGGGCGAGGCCGTTAATTTCTATTTAGACCCCAAAGATAAAGTTATAACGACAGACATAGATACCAAATTTGTACCAAAAATGAAAGCAGATAATAAATATTTTGGCAAATTACAAGCTGTTAAACTTTTACTTTGGAATAAACTTGGAGAAATAGCATCGCGTAATAATTATAAAATTATACAAACAGTTCTTAGAGAAACTGATCAATATTTTACAAATAACGACATTAAAAAATATAACATGAATAATGCAGCGTATAGAACGAATTGGGCTTATAGAGTTGCAAGATATATTGGATTAACACATGCTACAGGTAAAAAGTCAAAGGGATACCACGTTACACGAAGATACTCGTTAATGCCTAAACGTAAAAACATAAAAGGGACTTCTAATGTACTCATAGACGTTGAATTATTTACACTGGATATGAAATTTCGTGTCTATGATATCAAAACAGGTAAACTACAAGATCTTAATTTTGGCGGTATTCTTGACATTGCATTTATGCGACCAAAACAACTCGGTTACGACGTTGCTAAAATAAATACAAGACTTAGTGGGACGGAAATGAACTATTTTAACGTGAACAGGAATAAATCATTTATAAGAAAATATAAGTACTTAACTATACCTACAAAATCATACCTTATAAAAGACATATTCATGATGCAGAAAATGGGTCTCAGAGCGGGTAAAGTCGAAAAGGATAGAAAACGTATGATTGCTTTAGGTAGATCAATGTCTAAAAAAAGAATTTTAAGTACAGATTCAATCGATACAATTGCAAAGAAGGTCGGTATTAAACTTGGTAAACCCGCACACACGTTCCGAACGTATACAAAGGTAGGACCAAGTGTAATGAAAAAGGCTGCAAATGTGAATCCACAAAAGTATAAACTCTCAACAACAACACCGTCCAAACAAAAACTCAGTAAGGACATATTTTATGGTTTAAAATCAAACCATAATCAAATGAAAACACCCCCTAATTATTTAAGAACACAATCTAATCAAATATTCAACCTTGAAAAAATGGCATGGACACCAAGTTCTAACAGTTCATATGTGAAAAACGAAATGAATTTTAGACCTGTTAAACCAAGACCATTACCTTCTAAAATACGAAATGTTAATATGGAAGAAACACTCTATGGTTTCAAACCAATAAGAGACCAATGGGTTCCAAAACCAGTTTTAGAAAAATCAGCAATGATACCATTTATTGGTTTAAAGAAATGAAACCAAAATATAATATACAAAAATGATTTACAATTCACCAACAAAAGCGGATGATGGTATGCGTCATGTCAAGGCATACACGGATGAAAAAAAGAGATGTTTTATCCAATTACCAGGTGTAAAAGTTTTAGATATCGATTCTGAAATGGGTGAAGTGACACTCGAACTTACAGGGGAAGAAAATCAGGCGAAGATCGAAACGATACACGCATCGAATATCCAATCCGCTGTTGAAAATGCAAAGGAATGGTTTGGTAAAGAATTACCAGAAAAAACCATTACAAATGCATATACAAAAGAAGACACTTTATCCACCGACAAAATCGAAGCGACTCGAATTTTTAACTCTAAAAATGAAGAAGTTGATTTCGAAACACTTGCACCGGGTACCACGTGTTCCATTTTTGTTGAATTCTCAGGACTCTGGTTTGCAAAGAAAGCATTTGGTCCATCTTGGAATATTGTTCAGGTGAAAATTCACGAAGAAGAAAAACAACCGGAAAAGGAAACCCAGGAAATTGAAGCGTACCCAGACGGATGTATGTTTGAAAATCCAGATTCAAAATAAAAAAAAAGTATTTACTATATATAAAAGACATTATGAAGATGAGCAGAAAAATTACCCCAAGACAAATAGGAATTACACTTGCTGTCGCAGTTGTCATCTACCTTATTTTCACTAACATGAGTTCCGGATCCGCTTATTCGGTCGAAGAGCGCATGTACGCGCCATTGGGTGACGGCCCATCTCCAACCGCGAGCGCCGAATCCGAAACTTCGGCTTCTTGCGAAATGAAGTCGGGTAGCGGTCTCGCTTCGTCCCTCCTCCCAAGAGAAGTTGCTTCCCAGGAAGATTTTGGTGAATTTGCACCAGAAGACATCCTCGCGGGACAAAACTTCCTCGAACCACGCGCCCAAATCGGGTTCCCAGAAACTGTCGGTGGTGCATTGAGAAATGCTAACCAACAGGTCAGAGCGGACCCACCAAACGGTAAGGAACCATTCGTGTGGAATAACTCCACTATTTCCCCAGATACTATGCGCAGACCATTGTGTTAAAATAGCTAATTAAAGAATACAGGTATTATTTATATATAAAAACAATGTCGTCACCACCAGACGAACTTTCTAACAGCGTCTCTAAATTGGTTGAACTCAACAAGCAAATTACAGAAGCCCGAGAAGATATAAAGATTTTAGTTCAGGCGGAAAAATCTTTAAAAATGCAAGTCAAAAAAACCATGACTGATAATGGTTTAGATGTTATAAATCTTAAAAAAGGAAAAATTTCAGTTAAGAAAAGTAGTAGAAAACAGGGTTTAAACAAAACCTCAGTCAAAGAAGGTCTCTTAACATATTTCGAAGGAAACGAAGAAAAGGCAGAAAGTGTATTAAAGGTTATACTCGATAACTTACCAACAAAGGAATCCACCTCACTTTCTCTCACGGGACTCAGAGACAAAAAACAACAAGATAATTAAAATGGTTTGGAATCAATATGTTTACGAAGCCATGAATGGCAATGAAGCTGAAAACAGCGACATAGAAGAAGAATATTACAATAACGAACCTCTACATATAAATGATTGGGAAGAAGTACACCACGAACATCTTCATTATATGTGGGGAATACTTAAACAATACCTAGACGACGCAATTATGTCACATCTGATTCTAAAATTTGCAAATTATGATGATTTTGTCGAATTTTGCTTTCGTAACTCAGAATACTAGTCTTATATTATTATGTAATAAATATATATACAAACAATGCTTCCCGATATCACGTCCAAGAAAGTCGCAATACCAGCATCTCTTTTTTTAGCGCTCAGTCCAGGAATTCTTCTCAGAACAAACGGTTCCAAGATCGCGTTCAGAGACGGTCTCACTGGACAGACAGCAGTTTTGTTTCATTCACTCGTTTTCTTTCTCGCATTTTCCCTTATCGCGAAATCAATGGGTTTAGTTCTCACCAAACACGATTTGATAGTGACGACAATACTCTTTATCATTCTCAGCCCAGGTATATTATTAAGCATACCACCAGGGACGAAAGGGTTGTTTATGTCGGGACAAACAAGTATTTCGGCAGCGGTCGTTCACGCAGTAGTGTTCGCGACAGTCTTCGCTATTTTGAGAAAGCAATTTCCTCAGTATTATTAAACGATGATATGGAATACCTCGTTATAGGACCAGGTGCAATGGGAATTTTCTCAATGCTTGGATACTTAAAAACTATAGAAAACAAACTTGATAATATAAAAGAATATTCAGGTGCATCAGCGGGTGCAATAATATGTTTAATGTTAGCTTTAGGGTTTAGTATAGACGATATACTTTACAAACTTGCATTATTAGACGGTAATAAACTAGTAAAGCTAAATTTGAAATGTTTTATGAATAGGTATGGATTAGTTGATTTAAAACCTATACGAGAAACATTTGTTGAAGTTTTAGAATCAGATCCATCCTTTTCAGATATAGAAAAAAAGATATACATATCAGCATTTTGTGTAAATACGTCAAAAACAGTTTATTTTTCTAAAGATACACACCCAGATATGAAAGTAATAGATGCGTTATGTATGAGTATAGCCGTACCGTTTATATTTTCATCGTACAGATATAATGATATGGTATACGTAGACGGGGGAACTTTAGAAACATTACCATCATCACCTTTTATGGATAAAAAGGGTGACAAAATACTCTCTATTCGAATGAAAATGGAATCAGAATTTATAGAAGATATAAAAAGTCCTAAACAATTTGCAGAAGCATTAATAACATCGACGTTAAATAATAGACAACAAAATGTAATAAAAAACAGTAAAGTTGTTGATATTGATATAGGACAGGTGGATGTGTTTAAATTTGGTATGACTTATGAAGAAAAAATGCACTTATACATGAAAGGTCTAGATACTTAATTATTGTTATAAACTTTTTTGTTGGTTTATAACAATAATGGATGCATGTGATCCAGGAATAGATATACAAGATCTAAAAACTCTTATTAAACAAAACACAGGAGAAGACATAAAATTGACTCGAGGTCAAATCTGTGATGTTTATGCAACCATACAGGATGGCAAATTACCGTTACCACCGCTTATACTAAGTCGGGATAAATCATATTTATTGGATAGAAAATCGCCTTTAACGATATCGGAATTTGAAAAACTGTTTAGTTCATCAACAAAAGTTGCGAGTATTCGACGAATTGCAAAAAAAGTCGGTCTTGCACGTCACGCAGATAAAAGTCTTACTAAAGCACAATTAATTAGTATAATTGGGCGCAAACTTCACTCATTAAACATACACGAACCAATTCGTCTTAGAACCGTTCACAAAAAGAAAATTAACGTAAAACCATTTAATGTTAATTCCAATTCCAATAATTTGATGTCAAACATAAAACGTGAAAATGGAAACAATAACTCTAACCGGACCGTTAATTACATGGGAAATAGGAATAATAATTCTAACCGAACTAATGGTAACTATAAGAATAATAATACGGGAAATGGGAACCGAACCAACGGGAACCGAAACAATGGGAACAATAGAAACAATAATAGAGGAAGAAACATGTTTAGTAAAGCGAAAAAACCAAACTTCTTAAAAAATAATTCGAATACAAGGTCACCGTATAGAGAAGCTAAAGGTGCTGAAAGGGGACGTGTAAAAAACATGTTCTCAAGTTTTTTCTCGGGTGGGTTCAGATTGAAATCAGAAAACGAAATTAATGCAATGGCAGCAAATAAAAGAAAATTTTACCTCCAAAAACCCGAAAAGTTATACATACAATTAAGAAACGAAGGGTACATTGGAAACGAATCGTTTAGGGACTGGCACAAACGTTTCAAAAAAGCTGCTAAAGAACACGTCGGTAAAATTAATAGAGGTGATTATAAAGATTTAATCAATCAGGTTGTTAAGTTTCCAAGATCACGTGGACCACTCGCGTCGCAACAACAAAGTAGATCCAATAACGTAAGTGGTAGTACATTATCACCAACAACACCCGCTTCTTCGGTACAGGGTCCACAAGCACCAACGCCATCGCCATCACCACAACCATCACCACAACCATCGCCATCACCACAACCATCACCTACACCTGCACCATCACCACAAACACCGTCGGTGAAAAGAACGTTATTTCCCAGTGGTAATGATAATATAAAAAAGCAATCAATACTCAATAAAATGAGACAAAAAGCAGAAGAAAGAAAAATCAGAGCAGAAGAAAGAAGACGGGCAAGAGAAGCGGCTGCTGAAGCTAGAAGACAGGCTAAAATAAACAGACAGAAACAGATAAACAACGCAAAAAACGAAAATAATCGAAAACAAAAACTTAAAAAAGCTAAATATAATAACGCGAGCGGTTTAAGACTTAATTTGAATAACCAGAATATTAAAAATCTCATAAATAACCCAAATGTAACCTTAAATAACGCATCAAACAAATTCAAAAATTATAAAAAAAAGAACCATAATAAACTCAATGCGTTTTTAAAGTCCAATAACGGGACGTTAAAACTTAACGAAAATTCAATAAAGGAATTACATAATATACTCAATGAACCACGATCACTCAGTAATACAGTCAAAAACGCGAAACAAAAAATCGAACAAAAATTTCGAAATAAGGAAAATGCAAATAAGGAAGCACGTAAACAGTTCGTAGAGGAACTCGAACAGTTTGCAGCAAGTAGATCTCTTAACAAATCGAGTAGAGATGTACAGAATATTATAAGAGCACAAAGAAATACAAAAAGAAACGTTCAAAATGGGAACAATAATAGTTTTGCAGGTAAAGAAGTTACAACCGCACATAGAATGATACAAAAATTGGCACGTGATAGAGATGCTAAGAGAATAGAGGAAATAAACAAATTCTTAAACGAAAACAGTAACGCGAAAAAGTTTATACAAAACAGAAACGGTATTAAGAGACGCGTTTTAGCTGAACCCAAAACATCCATAAAAGACATTATTGCCGATATAAAAAAGGATATAAAAAGTTCCCAAAATCAAGGTATAAAAGCAAATGCAAATGCATTACGAGCTAACTATACGGGTAACGCGGGGTGGAATAATAAAACATTAGAAATAATTGGTAATTTTGAATCACGAAAACGTACCGGTGGAGGTTTGTTTAAAAAGGGTGAAATAAAGTATCCAACGAAACAATCTGTTATTAACGCGATCGAACAACTGAAAAAGAATAAGAAAAATAAAAATAACCAAAAAGCCATTAATAATGCCAAAAAAAATAAACAAGAAAAGGAAAATAGTGCAAGAAAAGCGGCTAATAAAGAACAGAGAGAAGCTAACATAAACGAGTTAAAAACAAATGCTCGTTACCAAAATGAAAAATATCAAAAAATTATACAAAATTATATAAATCAAAAAACACGTATGTTTAGTAGTAAACCCATATACCCAAATAAACAAAGTGTTAAAACTACAATAAACAAGAAAATAAGTAATAATAAGGCTAGACAAGCTAAAATTAACGCTAAGAAGCTATCTAGTCAACAATTAAAAGAAAAGATGGCGGAAAAAGAAATAGAAAACGCAAAAGCAAAAGAAGAGAGACTCGCTCGCGCGGAAGAATTAAAAACATACATTGCGAGTTTGAATGAAAATAATTTCAAGGCTCAAGATTTTAAAACAAATGCGGTTGTTGCACGTGTTATAGGGGGTGGTATAACAAATATTGCACTGGCGAAAAAGGAAGTCAATGCTATCGTTGCAAAACGAAAAGGTAAACTTAACGTGAAAAAGCAGAAAAATGCAAATGTCGCGGAATTAAGAAATAAGTATGGTAATAACGCGAATGCAAAAACAGTTATAAACCAATTTGAAAAGGGTTCTATATTTGGACCAAAAACAAAGGAAAATGCAATAACAATTATAAATAAAAAAATAGAAGACAGAAAGGGTAAGGCAATAGCTCAACAAAAATTACAAGAAAATGCAGAACGAAATTCAGCCGCATTCGATGAGTTCTTAAAAACGTTTGCCAATAACACGTTCTCCGAACAACGAATTAAATCAATTTCCCCAATCCCTCGTCTCATCGGACAAATAAAGAAAGGTCGCTATGATTTAGAAAAGGCAAAAACACGAGCAGAGAAGGCAATCAAGGGTAGGAAAAAAGCTATTCTAAGTGGAATACAAAAAAAGGAAAATAAATTAAAGGAAGCCCAACAAAAGGCAAATGAAGCACTCAAGAAAAAGAACGAACAAGCGAAAAAAGCTGCTGCGGCTGAAAAAAATAGAAAAAATAAACAAGAAGTAGCAAACCTGGCAAGTAATGCGATTAACGCAGTTAATAAAAGAAACGAACAGGCTAAAAAAGCTGCTGCGTCTAAACAAAATGCGATCAATAAACAAAAAATTGCGAATAACTTGAAAGCTAAAGCAAATGCAATTCAAAAACGTCGGAACTTAGAATTGCAAGAAAAACAAAGAAAACTCGAAGAAAAGAGGAAAGCGAATGAAAATGCGAAAAAGGAAAAGGAAAAAATAAACCAAAATGCTAAAAATGCAATCAAGCGTAACGAAGAAGCAAAGGCGAAAAAAGCTGCTGCGAATAAGAAAGTTCAAAACTTGAAAGTACTGGAAAAAATGTTGAGTACATCGACATTACCCATTAACGCTCAACAAAAGTTTAGAAATAGGTTAAAAACGGAAAGTTTAAATAAATTTAAAACTAATGTAATAACCGCGATAAAAACAAAAAGAGGACTCAACAAAAACGAGGAAACTCGAAAAGAAAGGGAAAAGCTCAAGGAACAAGAGAATCAACGTAAACAACTTCTCTTACAAGCTAAACAAAGAGAAGAACAGAATAAAAAACAAAAAGCGGAACAAAATTACGCGAATAAAAAACAAAAAGCGCTTAATAAAATTTCCAGTTTAACGTTTAATGAAAACAAAAAACGAAATTTGTTAAATAACGTGAGAAGAGAAACAATAAATTCGAGAAAACCTCTCACGAACTTTACACTCGCAGCTGAAAGGTATGCTAATCAATTCGCTAAGAATAAGAAAAAAGCTGCATTTAATGCGAAAAGAGAACAAGAAAGAAAACAAAAAGAACAAAAGAATCAAGCAAATAAAGAACAAAAAGAAAGAGAAGCCAAAAGACAAGAAGAACTTAAAAAACAGCAATCGAATAAAGCGGCGGCAAATGCTGCTGCAGCGGCAAACAAAAAGAAACAGATTGAAGAAGAAAGAAGGAGAAAACGACAGGAAAAAAGAATAGCTAACGAAGAAGCGGCGACTAAGAAAAGAATTGCGATGGAAGAAGCGGCAGCTCAAAAGAAAAGGAATGCTAATACACAACACGAACGGTTAATGCAAATGAAACGAAAGGCATTAGCAGAAAAAAATGCAAAAAATGCAAAAATTGCCAAAGAAAAAGCAGAAAAAAATGCAAAAATTGTTGAAGAAAAAGAAAGACAAAGAAAGCAAATGGAACAGCATCTAAAGGAGGCGGAAATTGAAAAGCAAGCTCAAAGGGCATTAGCAAGAAAACGCGAACAGGAACGCTTAGCAGAGAGAAAAGCTGCAGCAAATAAAGCTGCAGCAAATAAAGCAGCTGCTAATAAAAAAGCGGCAGAGAATAAAGCGGCAGCAAATGAAAAGAAACGAAAATTAGAAGAAATGCGTATAAAAGCACAAAAATTAGAGGCCGAAAAGAAAGCAAAAGCTGAAAAGGCAGCTGAAAATAGAAGAATTGCACTCGAGAAAAAAGCGGCAGCAAATAAAGCGGCGGCGAATAAAAAAGCGGCAAATGAAAAGAAACGAAAATTAGAAGAAATGCGTATAAAAGCACAAAAATTAGAGGCCGAAAAGAAAGCAAAAGCTGAAAAGGCAGCTGCAAATAGAAAAATTGCACTCGAGAAAAAAGCCAAGGCAAATAAAAGACAAAAAAGATTGAATAATCTTAGAAATAAAGAAATATCGGGTGGTAATAAAGTTGTTAACGAAGCTACACAAAGATTAAAAAAGCGCGTAAATAAATTCGTTCCATCGGGATGGGCCGGTGGAAGACGACGAGAATTTATGAATCGTGCAAAGAGAATGGGTGTTATGTCCGTACACACAAACTTGAATGCGCGTTTGCGACTCAAAAAACAAGTTAATAGGTCGAATAGGTCGGATAAAAAACAATTATTAAACCAAATTCACGATCCAAAATATACCATTTCCAATTTATCTGCAAAAGTTAGGAAACCACCACCACCGCCACCACCATTAAATACATAAAAAAAGTAATTTAAAAAAAATAGTCTAATCAATAATAAAACATGCACAGAGGTCTATCATCCGTGATGACACATTACGCGCGCTCTATTAGTGATGAGAAGAAAGCAAAAACTATTGTTAAGGGAAACAAATCCGGAGAATATACGGGGAGTCGTGACGATATGCACGAAAAACTTTTGTATAAGTGCGGATTAAAAAAACGTGAAGTATGGGACCCAAATTCAAAATCTTGGTACACGAAAGTATATTATGCGGATAATTCGAGTTACAACCCCGTTGTGTTTCACGATGGGAAACTTGATAAAAATCCATTTTTTAGAAAA